CCGCGCTCGCAAAAAGCGCTGCCTAACTCTCTTTTTGTTGCGCCGGGTTCAAAAGATTTGGCAAGAATGGCTTATTTTTAACGTTTTCAGCATTTAAGAGAGTGTTACTTTAATAATTACCCCTACCTTTTCTCTAAAAATCCCGGGAGTGTCGCCATCCGGCAAAAATCGTTGGAAACGTTAGCATTTTTGGAGGTTTTATGAGTTCTGGACGTGGTGGAGCTAGAGTTCGCAGTGGTCCCGCGCCTGACCCACATTCGCGCAATAGTTTGCGAAAAGGAGTTAAAGCTCTAGTACTTTCCGCTGATGGTTTTGCTGGCGAAATCCCTAAATTCCCCTTGCCGCAGTTTCGTGTTGTTGATTCTGAAGGAGTTAGGGATACTAATGGAGAAAAGCGTTTTGCTAGTCGCGAGAAGACTGTTTGGAGACATTTGTGGAGTTTGCCACAAGCTGAAGCTTGGAGTATGCCTGAGTATTCTTACATGTTTTTTGAGATTGCTTTATATGCGCGTCAGCTTGTGATTTGTGAGCAGGCTGGCGCGAGTGCTGCTGACCGTGGCTTGTTGCCGCGTTTTGCTGATCGCATTGGTCTTAGTGAAGCTGCTATGGCTGGTTTTGGTTGGAGTATTCGCCGTGATTCCGTTGTTGATTCTGCTCGCGATTTGAGTGTGATTGATGGTGTTCGCGTGTTACCTCGTCGTATGCGTGGTGGTGATGATGCTTAGTTCTGATAATTGGCATGTTGATTTTCCTACTCTTGCTGATGTTATTGATGCGTGGATTCAAGCGCATTGCAAACAACCTGATGGCTTTAATCGCGGTAAGCCATTTGTGCTTGCTGACTGGCAGTTTTGGTTGGCAGCGAACCGTTGGCGTATTCGCGAGGATGCTAAATTCGTGCCGCCTGAAGAGGTCACGACTGATAATCCTATGGTTTTGAATCAAGCGTTTACGTATCGCCAAACATTGTGTGTTGCTCCTCAGAAGACTGGTAAAGGTCCATGCGCAGCGGCATTTGTTGCTGCTGAAGCTGTTGGTCCTACTGTTTTTAACGGTTGGGCGAAAAAGGGAGATGTTTACCGTTGCTCTGATTGGGGTTGTTCTTGTGGTTTTGAGTATGCGTACTTGCCGGGCGAACCTATGGGTAGACCTCAACCATCACCTCTTATTCAGTTGACTGCTAACAGTGAAGACCAGGTACTTAACATGTATCGTCCTTTGAAAGCTATGGTTTTGCTTGGCTCTTTGAAGGAACGTTTGCGTGTGCGTGAGGGTTTTATTCGTGTGCTTAATGGTGATAGTGATGTGAGTGACGCGGCTGACCTTGACCGTATTGATATTGTTACTTCTTCTGCTCGTAGTCGTTTGGGTAATCCTATTACTGACGCTGAACAGGATGAAGCTGGCTTATATACGTCTTCTAATGGCATGGTGCAGGTTGCTCAGACTCAGCGGCGCGGCGCGGCTGGTATGGGTGGGCGCACTCACGCGTGGACGAACGCTTATGACCCTACTGAGAATAGCTACGCTCAGCAGATTGTCGAGAGTGGTGACCCTGACGTTTTTGTGTTTTATCGTAATCCGGATTTGGCTCCTGAGTTGAGACGTGAAGATGGTTCTTTGATGTCTTTTTTGAAGCGTAGTGAACGCCGCAAAATCCTTGAATACGTATATAAGGGTTCGCCTTGGGTTGATTTGGACAGTATTGAAGCTGAAGCAGCTAGCTTGCTTAAGACTGACCCATCGCAGGCGGAACGCTTTTTTGGCAATCGTCTTGTTCAAGGTGCTGGAGCTTGGATTGAGGAAGCACAGTGGGCTGAAGCTTATGGGGGGTATCAAGATTGAGTAAAAAACATGAGTTATGGCTTGAGAACCCCCCAGCAGGCACTAGCGTGTGTGGTGGTTTTGATGGTTCTGAAAATGATGATTTTACGTGTTTTAAGCTCGAAACGTTGAGTGGTTTTATTTTCACACCTCGCTATGGGTATGATCAGCGTCCTACGATTTGGAATCCTAAAGAGTGGGGTGGGCGTATTCCTCGTGGTGAAGTTATTGCTGCTATGGATGAGCTTGCTCACAAGTATAAGTTTGTGCGTATTTATTGTGACCCGGGGTTTAAGGATGAGATGAGTTGGGAATCTCAAATTGATGCTTGGGCGCGCGCGTATGGTGAGCGTGTTTTTGTTCCGTGGGTTATGAACGGTAGTAATCGTATCACGGCTGTTTATAAGGCGTTGCGGCGGTTTGAGGAAGATTTAAGCACACACCGTATTACGCATGATGGTTGTCCTATTACTAACGCTCATATTGTGAACGCGCGGCGTATCCCTAAGACAGCTGAAAGATACGGTCTTGGTAAACCTCAGCAGGATAGAAAGATTGATGCTGCTGTTGCAACGATTCTTGCACATGAAGCAGCGTGTGACGCGCGCATGGATGGTTGGGGTGAAGAAAAGCCGAATCTTATTTATTCGCCGTCTAATATGAGGAGACTTAGATGACACTTAATATTGATGATGTAAATGTGCTTCTTCGTAGGTTGTTGATGCAGGTTATTGGTCGTCAAGCAGATATTACAAAGCATGTTGAGTATTTTCGCGGACGCCGCGGTAAACTGCCGTTTACTAGCCGTGAGTTTAAGAAGTATATGGAGAATCGTTTTAACTCGTTCTCTGATAACTGGTGCTCTACCGTGGCGCAAGCGCCGGTTGAGCGTATTCATTTTCAAGGGTTTATTACGCCTGATAGTAGTGTTGCTCCTGATTCTTTGCATCGCGTGTGGCAGGATTCTGATGCTGACCGTGGTCTTAGTGAAGCGGCACTTATGATGATGGTTGCGCGCCGCTCATATGGGTTGGTTACTCAAATGGCTGACGGTCATGCGCGTATTACTTTTGAGAATCCTGATTCTTGCGCTATGGAGTTTGACCCACGTACAGGCGCGCCTACTGTAGGCTTAACTCTTGGTGGCGAAGGCTCTGACACTGGCGTACTGTATTTTCCTGACTGTTATGTGCTTGTTCGTAAAAATGCTGATATGGCGTTTGGTTCTACTGGCGTGGAGAGTTGGGCGGTAGACGAATCTACTTTTCAGCCGAATCCGCTTGGTGTTGTTCCTATGGTTGAGTTTCGCAATCAGTGTATGCTTGACCGTTCTCCAATTTCTGATATTGAGCAAGTTGAAGCTATGCAGGATACTGTGAATGTTATTTGGGCTTATCTTCTTAATGCTCTTGATTATGCTTCTATGCCGGCTCGTGTGATTCTTGGCGGCGAACGTTTGCAAGAGGGTGTTTATGATACTAACGGCACTCTCGTTGGTAGTCGTCCGGCTGACCTTGAAAAGCAGATGATGGATAGGATCTATCAGATTACTGGCGATGGTGTGAAAATTTCAGAATGGCAGCCAGCTAATTTAGACGCGTTTTTGCCGGTTATCAAGAAGGCTGTTGAACATATTGCGGCTGAGACGCGTACACCGTCTCACTATTTGCTTACGTCTACTGAAGTGCCAGCGACTGGTTATGAGGTTGCCGAAGCAGGTTTAGTCAATAAGATTCTTGATCGTATTTCTTATTTGCGTGGCGGCGTGAAGCAGTTATGTTGGCTCGCAATGCTTACTGAAGGTGATAAAAATGCTGCTTTGCTTGTGCGTAATAGTACTGTGAAGTTTGCTAATCCTCAGTATCGCAGTGAAGCGCAAATGATGGACGGACTTATTAAAATGCGTCAAGCTGGGTTCCCGTTTGAATATGTTGCTGAATATGCTGGGTTGAGTCCTCGTGATGTTGAACGCGTACTTATGATGCGCGAGAAAGAGATGAGTGACCCGACACTTGAGAAGATTGCAGGTCAGTTGAAGCATGACGCGTAATCTTCAAGCTGTGGACACGTTCCATAAGCGCGTGGCGGCTCGTGAGGCTGTTGCTGTTCGCGCTGCACGTCACGCGTGGAGTCGTGTGGATAAGAACGATATTCGAGGTTCCTGGGCACGCGTTAAACAGCCTTTAGTGGACGTGTTGAGTGACGTGCAGGAGCAGGCTGTTGACGCTGGCTTGGATGCGAATGTTGATGTAATGGCTGAGATTGGTCAATATTCGGCGCCTGAAGCGCTTGTAGATTCGCATGCTTTTTCAAAGTTTAGCGCCGGCGGCGTGCCGTTGGACGAGTGGGTTGACCGTCCAGCAATTCGCACTCTTGAACTTATTAAAGAGGGTGTTGGTGTTGATGAAGCGTTAGGACGCGTCGGAGGTTCGTTTAGTTCTAGTGTTGCAACAAACCTTGCTGATGTGATTAGACAAGCGCAACAAGCGGATATTGCCACTCGCAGGCATATGGGTTTTATTCGTTGTTGCAATGCGGACGCGTGCAAATGGTGCATCGTATTAAGCGGCAAAATATACCGTTATAACACTGGCTTTGAGCGTCATATGAATTGTCATTGCTACCATTTGCCCGTCAACTTGGACGATGTTGGATCTGTTATGGATATTGCTCCATCTCCGATTGAACTGTTTAACAGAATGAGCGAGTCTGAGCAGAATAAAACTTTTGGAATAGTTGGTGCAAGAAGCATTCGTGCTGGTGCCGATATTGGACAGATTGTGAACAGCAAGCTTGATAGCGCACGCATTACCAAGTCTAGCCGTTCTTATTTCGCATTACAGCTTAAAGATAAGGGGTTTACTCTCCCCTCTGCTAAAGACAAGTCGCGCAAACCATTTAGAAGGCTAACTGTTGATGAATGTTGGGCATCTGGGAATCGTAAAGAAGCCATACAGAGACTTAAGGATAACGGTTACATTCTTCCTCGCGATTTTAGGTATGAGCACAGGAAAAACATTAGCGGATTGTGGGAGTTAAACCCAGCTGTTAGACGTGCTGAGCAGATTTATCAAGAAGCTATTAAAAGCGAAGATTTAGCGCGCATTGCGCAGGCTGAAAAAGGTTTGCGTGAAGCGTATGGAAAGATTTCCGATTCCATGTCAAACGGCATGGGTTATAGGTGACGAAAGGTCAAGGAAAGGAGAAAAACCATGCAAGATGGTGAAAACAATAATGAGCAAGCACAGGATAAACAAGAGCCTGAGCAGATTCAACAGGATGCTAGTCAGTTGACTACTGAGGAAGCTATTGAAAAGTATAAGGCACAGCAGCATGTGAATCGTGACCTTGAGCACAAGTACAAGGATGCAATGAAGAAGCTTGACGGGTACAAGGGCATGGAAGAGCAATTAGCAAAGCTGCAAGGTCGCGAAGCTGAGTATCAGAAAGCTGAAGAACTCGCAAAAATTCAGCAACAGGCTATTGCGAGCGCTAATCAGCGTGTTCTTAAGAGTGAGATTCGCGCCGCCGCTGCTAGCGTGTTAGAGAATCCGGCAGATGCAACAATTTTCCTTGATCTATCAAAATTCACCGTTTCCGATGATGGAGAAACCAATTCTGAGGAAATTAGTAACGCTTTGGGCGCGCTTGTTAAAGAGCGCCCATATTTGGCGAAACGCCAACCAAACACTGGTGTCGTGAGCACGCCTCCTAGCGGCACGCGTGCTCAGACTGTTCAGCAGCTTACACGTGAGCAGCTTAAGGGTATGACACCAAGCGAGATTGCAAAGGCTGATGCGGAAGGCAGGCTGCGCAACATTCTAGAAGGCAAATAATTACTTAAGGAGAAAATATGACGGGTCTTAACAATTTTATCCCAGAAATATGGAGTGCTAATATTCTTGTCACTCTTGAGAATTCTCTCGTGTTTGCAAATCTGGCAAATCGTGAGCATGAAGGCGAGATTAAAGCGTACGGCGATACCGTGCATATTACAGGTATTGGCGATATCCAGATTCAGGATTATACAAAGTATGGCAAGCTAACAATTCAGCCTGTTACTGATATTGATGCTGGTGTACTTAAGATTGACCAGTCTAAGGCGTTTGCTTTTGAAGTAGACGACTTGGATACTGTTCAGTCACGCAAAGATTTGCGAGGTAAGTTCCAAGAGCGCGCCGCCTATAATCTTGCTGCTGAGGTTGATAAGTATGTTGGCGGACTTATGGTTACGGCGGCGGCTGGTAAGGCTTTGAAGAAGACTTACACGAAGCCAGAAGACGTGTATGAAAGCATTGTTTCTCTTGGCGTGAGACTGAGTAAGCAGAATATCCCAACTACTGGTAGGTTCCTTGTGGTTGACCCAGATGTTTATGGAATGCTGCTTTTGGACGACCGTTTTGTTAAGAACACTGCTGTTGAGTCTGCAACATTGCACAATGGTTTCGTTGGTAACGTGAACGGTTTCACCGTGTATCAAACTAATTGTATGCCAGGCAATACTGATACGAAGCATACTATGCTTGCAGGTTCTACTATTGCTACTACTTTCGCACAACAGATTTCCAAAATGGAATCGACACGTAGAGAAGAAAGCTTTAGTGATCTTATTAAAGGCTTGCTTGTGTACGGCGCTAAGGTGATTCGTCCTGAAGCTCTTGCAACATGCGAACTCACCACTACTGGCTCTGTTTCTAGGACTGCCTGATTATGAGTTTGGCGACGATTGACGATTGCCGCCGTTTCAAAGTGCAGGTCGACGGGCGCGAAGCGGAAGCTGAAGCACTGTTAGAAGTTGCCAGCAGCAGCATTACAGCGGCTGCTGGCTCTCCTATTATGCGCGGAACTCACACGGTTGTTTTACCGGGCGTTGACCGCAAGCGCCTACCATTACCATTCCGTCCAGTCACTCACGTTGAGTCAGTTCTCATAGACGGCACACTTGACACTAATTGGAAACTTATAGGAGATTCCTTATATCGCGCCAACGATTGGGCGTCTCCTAATGAGCCAACTAGTGTACAAGTAACGTTTACAGCCGGCTTCGTGAACATTCCAGAGGATATTAAACGCCTTTGTTGTTCCATGGTTGCGGCTGGTTTAGCTCAAACCGAGAACGGCGGATTGCAAACACACACTGGCGTAGCGTATGAGCGCATTGACGACTATCAGATTGGTTACACGCAAGGTGAAAACGCTCTAGTAGACGCAATGCAACTGCCCGAAGCAACATGCAAAATGTTGCGCTCGCGGTTTGGTTCTCCCGGTTTGGCGGTGAGGATTATATGAGTGCTCTTAGCGTTGTACGTCGTGCTCAACAGGCGGCTGAGTGTCTTATGGTTGATACTGTGCTAGTGAAACGGGTAACGGGTTATGTGTTAGATGAGCAGACTGCTTTGCAGAAGCCATCGTATATGAAAGTGTATGAAGGCAAGTGCAAATTGCAAGCCTACGATTCTAACGGTGCGAACAGTGCTAATAGTGCGAACGGCGTGAGGTTAAGCGATAAGGTGAATTATGGTTCTCCTATGCTTTCTTCTACGCAAGGTATTCACTTTCCTATGAGTGTGTCCGGGCTTGCCCCGGGTGACATTGTGGAAGTCATACATAGTGTCAATAAGGCTCTTGAGAATCGCGTGTTTAAGCTGGCTTTGAATACTAGTGCTAAAACGTTTACTTCAGCGCAACGCTGGGTATTGAACGCGAATCTTGAAACTGTAGAGGCGGTGGAGAATAATGTTTCGTCTTGAATCTTCTGAGCTTACACGGTTTTTGACCACGTTAAATAAGACTGCGCGCGTGAAAGATGAGCAGGTTGAAAAAATTGTTGCTCACGCAGCACTCAATGTGAAGAAAGCTGTTAAAGCTGATCTAGCGAAATCAAAATACTGGTATTTTCGCAAAACGCCTATCACGTATGAGATTGAGAAAAAGTTTCATGAAGTCACAGCTACTGTAGCACCGTCAAAAGGCAGACCGGGTAGCGTTATTAACTTCGCTTTTTTTGGATCTAAGCGTGGTGGTGGCACTCACAAATTCTATGAGTATGCTCAGCCTGAGTTTGACACGATGATTGAAGAAATGAGAAAGGTTGGTGTTGAAATATGACAACTTTTCTCGAAGCTCGAAAAGAGGTTTTAAGCATCATAAAACTACCCGACGGGTGGAAGCGTTACGAGGACGGGCAAGCACCGTTGTCAAAAACCACTCTCCCACCGTGGGTAATTTTTACCGTCAAACCGCAAAACAGATTCCACTGTGAAGCTGGCGAAACGCGATTGCGATACGCGCTCATAGAAGCACGCATTGTAAACGCTTCGCATTTGAGCGTTGATTTGCTCGCTGAAAAACTCATAGACATGGTTGAAGCTGCAAAACTACAAAACATTGAGGGTATGAGCGTCTACAGGGATTCTGGCTCGTACCCGGGAGATATGAAGAATCTCAGTCAGAATATGAATTATGTTGTGCGAGTCGTCGAATGGCGGTTCGCATTTAATATTTAGGAGACATTATGACAGTTGAAATTGCTAAAGTTCCAACACATCTTGCTGCTGGCTTACACCGTACTATTTGGGTGCCAGCTTCTAATGGTATTGCTGATATTCATAAGCCTACTGTGGCTGAATTGGAGAAAGCTGGCAATATTGATTTGAGTATTTACTTGGGTTCTCATGATGCTTTTAACCTTG